TCATACGACATGAACGATTCTCCACCTGCAGCTCCACGCTGACGGTAAAGGTTTCCAGCCATCATTGTTGTTCCGAGTTTCACATCGGCACTCGGTGCAGGCGTTAGAGCGTCTGTGTAACCAGCTGCCCTTCTGCGCCTGAACGCGAGCGCGTTAGCTGCTTCCGTGCAAACAGTAACGAAGGCTGTGTCATTGGCTGTCGCTGTTGCGATGCCAAGCCACGAGAGCACGTCACTAGAACTGGTCCATGTGCAGGCCGTCGAGGTGGTAGCTACTGTCCCGGTAGCCACCGACCTCTCAAGGTCTGCGCCAGCATCAAGGAAGAGAAACTGGTTCTCTCGGATGACGCTGTAATCAAACCGTAGATCGCCTTCTTCGTCTTGACCGAGGTACTCATACGGTGTGTTTGAGATGACCGTGTGAGTACCGTTTAGGTCGTGACCTGCTCCAGCAATCGTGACTGTGTCTTGAACCTGAATGTCAGTATCGACAAAGGTTTGCAAAACAACGACACCGTCTAAGCGTGTATGAAACGCAAGATTGTATGTAGCCATTGTTCTGCAGTCCTTGTAACGAGTTCGACTAAGCCTGAGTGATCTTGCGAATCATTCCGGGAATCGCAGCAAATGTGCTGACGAACCCGTGGAAACTCATGGTCCTGCCCAAGACTGCAGGGTTTTCGATACTCATGAGTCCACGTATGGATTCATACGCCTCGTAAGCATCGCCTTGGCCTTGACCTACGCGAGTGATGATCATGGTCTTTGCAGCAAAGTTGCTGTCCACTACAAGTTGCAAACCAAGTGGAGTTCCGTTCCAAGATGATGCCTGTGCACTTCCAAGTGCGTTCTGACCTGTGAGGCCTGCACCGATGAATGGGAACACTGGACGACCAGTGGTGTCTGCAAGTTGTCCGAGCTGACCCCATACGTCTGGAGATACGAACATGTGTGTTGGTGTCCAGTTGCGTCCGTTTGAGATGTCCACTGCTGAGTCATACACACTCTTGAGTAGGTCGGCAACTGTGCCGTCCCATACGCCTGAAGAGGTTGCTGCTGCAAGCAAGTTGTCTGCAACAAGATTGTCACTTGAGATCATGTATTCACCCATAAGATCATTCAAGATGAGACCCATCGCCTCAGGTGACGTGAACGAAATATCTTGTTGGGAGAGGGTCACCTGCCCAGCCAATGTGGTCTTGCTGACCGAATTGGAAGCAATCACCATTGTGGTTGCAGATACTGCCGACAGTTCAGTCGATTGTGAAGCAACGCTGGTATGCGTGGTGATGGTTGGACGGATGAATGTTTTTTGCTGTCCGTTGTCTGGATAAGCGCGCATTGTCACGGCATTAGCGACAGGTCGCAAGAAGTTCAGATCCTGTACCAAGGGTCCGAGCACCGGAACAGGGAGCAAGCCTGGGGTGTCCGTTGTGATGACATCGCCAGCTGCTGCTTGCAATGCTGTGCGCTTTGATGCTGAGAACTCTGCAACTGCTTTGTTCATGTTTGCAAAGGTGTCGCCACCGATGTGATAGGCAGCCATGAACTCGCCTGCTGATGGCAGAACGAACTCACGCTTTGGTGCTGCGTGAATAAGGTTTGTAGGTACAGCAGCTTCAACTGCTACTGGGGTTTCTGGTGTTTCCACTTGTTGTTCCTCCTCGGAATCATTGGTTGTGGGTTCTTCTGTTTCAGGTTCAGACGCTGCTACTTGAGCGACTTTCGCTGATGCAAACGCGCCGAATGGAAGCAATGAAAGCTCCATCCAACGGCCTGATTTTACGATCATGACATTCTCATCGAATGTGTAATCGACTGGTTCGACTCCGACTGAGACGGAATCGTAATACTCGCCGGGGCCTGCCATGGCGAGCACTTCATCACGGACTTGACCGGGGCCAACTTTGGCTGAGAACAACATTGCCTCGCCTGTATCGACTCGCTCAGTAACCATGCCGAGAGGCTTTTCTGCTGAGTGGTCAAGCATGAACTTGGGTGCAGGGCCGTCAGTGGGAAGGGAGCCGGGAAGGAACTTGACTTGCTGTCCTGAAGAAACAGTTGCAATTGTGTTCCATTCCACTGCTACACCTTCGATAGTGCGTCGGGGTAAGCCGTCTGGCCCTGCAGAAATAATTGAGAAAATTGGGGATGATAGATCAAGTTTCATTGTGTCCTCACGTTTGCAATCGGGTCTGGAGTATCAACCATGTTGTCTTCTTCAGCGTGGTCGATGTAGTCGGAGATGTCTAGTTTACAAAAGCGTCCACGTGGCAAGACATTGTCCATAGAGAGAGTCTGACTAATGCACTCGATGTATTGCTTGGCTGACATGTAGAGAGCGCGTTGCGATTCCTGCACGTTGTTGTATGTCATGCCTGTGCCAGCGTCGGCACCGACGAGTACTTGTGGAACATTGCAAAGGTTTGCAAGTTCTGTCATTTGATGCTTGCGAGCCTCAACAAGTTGAAGTTTCGATGGGTCGCTGTTGAACTCTTTCCATTCCACAGAACTATTGAGTGCGCCGATGGCGTTGCGCTGGCGAGCCTGCGACCAAGCTGCACACAAGTCACCGAGTGCTTCACCGTCCATCGGCTCAGAGCCGTTGGTCTGCTGGAGATAGCCAGCTGTGATCTCGTTGCTTGCAAAGCGCATCGCTGCATTGTCAAGACGGTTGGAGATTTCAATGGCGCGAGCACCCATGGTCAGCCACGACTGAATCGGAGACAGAAAAGTGATTACGTCTTTCGGGTCGAGTTTTGCGCCGTTGAACTCAATCTCTGTGGGTGCTGACCAGTATTGAGGGCCCGGCATGTTTGGCAAGTAAACGTCGGCTGCAGGTATCCACTGGAAAGACAAAGGGAATCCAGTTGTAGACGAGCGTGAGGTAATCACCCAGTGGGCGCGCCCAAAAAATAGGAGGTCATCAACTGTCCATCCGAGGATGAACTGGCGCGTCACTTTTGGATCAGGTCGAGACATCCAAGTCTCCGACGGAATCATAAGCTCTTCGTACTCGCCTGATTGCTCATCCCACATAAGCGAGTACTGGTTGAAAGGAAGGCCAGAGATGAGCGACACTATCAGGTCACGTGCGCGAGAGATTGTTGGGATTTGAATTGCTTGCTCACGACGGAATGAGCCAGTCCAAGAGATGTAACTGTTTACACCGTATCCAGCAACTCCAGCTGCAGCCTTGATTGGCTCAGCTGCAAACGCAGGTGCATTGGTGCGAGTGAATAATCCCATCACTGTGATTGTGACACACGCTTGTTGCATTTGCAACGATTATGCAAAGATAAAGAAACTATGAGGAAAAGGCATAAGCGACTTTGGTTTGTGCTTTGGGTTTGCCAGCCATAGCCACAGCCCACACATAAGCGCGTGTTAGTTCTATCGGCCCCGGTGATCTAGCAGAGCTGAGAGACATGTGACCCTGATGTTTGACAAGGACTGCACGGTTCAACTGTTCGACCAGTAGCTCTTCTCCTGTGTGGCGAACTTGTCCAGCCATCGTCATAGACCTCACAACTGTCGTCCACTTTTGCAGCTCTCGAACGCCAACAAGAATCGCTGACCCTTTCATCGCTGGGGACAGATGCACGTCGAGCGTTGCACCACAGGCAACTTGTAAACCTTTGTGATCTGCTTTGGCTTTCTCAACTGATGTCCACAAGTCACGCAAGTTGTCCACAATGAACTCCACAGTTACAAGCACTTTGTCGCCAACCTCGACAGCCCTGACACCTACAAAGCGCATGTCATCGGTGGAGGATTCCACAGCGAGCCAGCCACCCTCAGACGGTAACTCGCCAGCGTCATTGAGTGAAGCGACCAGACCCTGATCGAGCCAGCTGCGATGCGAGGTGACCCAAATGTTTACAGCCGAGCGAAGAAAGGCAGCCTTGTTGGGTTGCCGTGATTCTTCCTCAATGGTTTCCATCTCTAGGGTTGTACCGAGCGCAGGGTTATGTAAGGCCACGCCTCTGGCGACTCAGGGTTCAGATGTGCCGGTGGGCTGAACTCGGCGTAATACAAACGAGACCTGATGCCCATGTCAATCTCTGCAATGCCTCGCTCACGCATCCTCTTGAACACCACTGACTCCTCAGTGCCAGCCGTTGACCAGCACGACATCAACGGATCACGCCGTGCGCGTTGAGTCGGAACCATGCCGTCCTCGATACTTTCAGCCGAGCAACCATAAAGCTCATCGACAATAAGTAAGTCCACACTCAAGCCGTGACCGGCAGACGGAGTTGCAGCTCGAACCAACCAGCGAGTGCCATCCTTCATCGTGACCGACTGGCGACCATACGAGTAGATCACCTTCGCATCAAACTGAGCCTCAAGAATCGGAGCAAGACTGTTAAACAACTCACTCGCCAAGTCCAGACGATGAGCAGTTGTAAGCACCGTCTGAGGTTCGCCACGTTCAATCGGCATGTGAAGAAGCCAGCCCAGAAGAAGCACACGCAACGCAAACGACTTACCATTCTGACGCGCCGAATGGAAGCAATGAAAGCTCCATCCAACGGCCTGATTTTACGATCATGACATTCTCATCGAATGTGTAA